GAGTGCATCATCGTATTGCACAGAGTATGACGCAAGTGTATACAGTGCAGAGCCCCATAGCCCCTATTACTTTACATAACGTGGTGAGGGTAGTAAGGCTCTCTGCAATCGAGTTTCTTGTCCTGTATATATAGGTATGTACTTACTAGGTAGACTAGGTAGAGTAAGTAGCTAAGTAGTATTTATTATAATTATTATATAAAACAGATTATACATAAAAACTATATCTCTTATATATAGTAACCACTAAGTATTACTTTATAGTATGTATATGTAATAGAGTAATATAGAGTAGTGTATATATAGCAACAAAATCTAACGAAATGTATTGACTAGGTTATACGATAGAGTACACTTACATATATGCACTGCCGTAACAGTGCATCATACTTTCACTCACTAGGGGCACAATATGACTACAGTTAATGTATATCAAGAGATAACAGATAGCATCATTGCAGAGCTTGAGAAAGGGGCTTTACCATGGGTTAAACCTTGGCGTGCAGATAGCAGCGCAGATAAAAACATTCACTCTCAGAAACCTTATCAAGGCATCAATAGGCTTATTCTAGGTATGACTGGCATGATGCGTGGCTATGACATACCAGTTTGGGGTACGTTTAAGCACTGGTCAGATCTTGGGTGCTCTGTACGCAAAGGTGAAAAGGGAACCCGGATTGTTTGGTTCTCACCAGTGACTAAACAAACACAATCAGATAATGGTGAAACTGAAGTTTCTAAGTTTGCTGTACTCAAAGCCTATTGGGTGTTCAATGCAAGCCAAGTTGACGGGGTTACATTCGAAAAACCTAGCATCGAATCAGTACCTTTCAGTGCTGTAGACGTAGCAGAGGAAAGAATCGTTAAGACGGGTGCTCTTATCACTCATGGCGGTGATGCTGCGTTCTATATGCCCTCAATGGATAGAATTCAAATGCCAAACAAAGGTACGTTTGCAAGCCCTGAAAATTATTATGCCACGATGTTTCACGAATTGACACACTGGACAAGCGATAAAGCACGATGCGATAGAGACTTATCTAAAGGTAGATTTGGAAACCCTGACTATGCTTTCGAGGAACTAGTAGCAGAGCTTGGAGCTGCGTTTCTATGTAATGACCACGGCATACAAGGGGAGCTGCGCCATGCGGGATATATCCAATCATGGCTTAAAGCTCTCAAAAATGACAATAAAGCCATATTCAAAGCGGCAGCATTGGCTCAGAAAGCTGCGGATTACATCAATACTGTAGACGCAACAAAGGGCGAGATTGCAGCGTAAAGTTTTAACCCTTGCTAGTGGGGTTCACTAGCACTCAATCGTAAACACTAGGGGCATACTATGACACGCAAACAGGAAATCATTGCACGCATTGCTTTTTACATAGGCTTTGCAATCGTATCGTTTATTTATCTAGATATTGCTCTAGATATTCTCGCAAACTAGGGGCACAAAATGAACATCACAAAAGAGCAATTTCAAGCAATCGAATTTGCATTAACTCTTGCTGAGTATTTTGTAGACGAACAAGAACCCTCTAACGATTCTCATGAGCATGATTTAGAAACCCTGACAAATGCACAGAAAGCCATTGCAGAGGTACGCAAACAAAATGAGGTGACAGAATGAGAGGCACTAACGCACCAACAAAGCCAGAATTTGAAGGGCAAATTGTCAAATTTGCATCACCACATAACCATAATGTCACTTTGTACGATATAGCAGTCAGAAACAATAAGTACAATTGTTTAGAATGGCACGCAATAAACGAACCAACACCTAAACAAAAATCTCAAGCAATGTTTACCAACTATTAGCAATGCAATGCCCCTAGAATGGTTCTAAAGCCCTCTAGGGGCTTTTTTATTGCTTTGTACTTGTATTGGTATTGGTTTATAAACAAATCGTTTGTAGAGGCTTTCTTATGATTAGCATTTGGGACGTTATGCTTACCTTTTATGCACTCTGTGCACTTATCCTTTTTATTGTGGTGAAACCGTGGAAATAGGCTTGATTGTCATAATCGTTTACATCGTTTCCGCTTGCCTATGGTTCGGCTATGAGTGGTACATGGGCGTGAGAGGCTGATTTCCCCATGCGTGCGCCTTGCAAGGTAAGTGATTGATTTTAAACAAGTAAGGATTTCCTTATTTCTTACTTACCTAGTGGCGAACAGTCCGAACAAGCGGCGAACAGAGTCCCAACAGAAAATATTTTGTTGAAAACCCCATAAACCCCTTGACCCCGTTTAAATAGATGTGATACTGTGGTGTCGTTGTCTTGGTCGACAAATCTAAGCCGTTTTAGTGTGTATCTTGATTCTCTTGCGCCTTGAAGCCGATAGAGAATGTCCCGTGAGGGTCGACCAACAAGGTGCACTCTAAAGCGGCTTTTTTGCGTTTGTAGTCAGGGGAAAGGGAAAACAATAGTTTTCTTCACTAAGTTAACTATTGTTTTCTTTTTCTTCTTTTTTTCTTTTTGCCTGAATCGACAGGGATTACTTTTCAACAATGTTGGGGGGTAAGGGGGGAGTTGTTGTTTGTTTTCTTCATTTTCTTTTAGTGAATGTAAAGGTATAGCTGTGATAAACAATAAAACACACAATGGTGCTGGAGTTGCCAAAAAAGACATTGAAGAATACAAACGGACAAATGGGGAAATTGTTAAAAGTTTAAAGAAAACAAAAAAAAAGAAAAAAGAAAAACTTAAAAAATTATCTAATAATGAGTTGTCTACTCATTTCAGAGCGCAGTCTGAATCATTTTTAACTTCTTACGAGTGGAGAAAATTAAGATTAGAAGCGTTATTGAAGCACGGTAGAAGGTGTCAATGCTGCGGTGCTACACCCGCAACAGGGGCAGTAATGAATGTTGACCATATAAAGCCTAGAAAATTGTTTCCTAAGTTGGCATTGGATTTAAACAATCTTCAAGTTTTGTGTGGTGAATGTAACCACGGAAAAGGCAATTGGAATCAGACAGATTTTCGTTGACCTTGTACGTCTTTAACTTTTACATAGGGGATAGAAATGAGCCGTGAAATTATGCAACAAGTGCTTTGCATTATTAAATTGTTACGCACGCATGATAATGAACAAGCGACAGAAAAGTTAGAACTGATTTCAGCATTTGAGCAAGAATTAGCCAAACTTGAGCCGCAGCCTAAGCGTGAATGGGTCGGGCTGACAGATGGGGAAATTCAATGCATCCTTGATTGTGGTCGTGGTGAGTTTATTGCCATTAAAAAAGCACAACAATTATTAAAAGACAAAAATACAACACATCACTTGCAACACGATAAGTAATAGTATAAAGTCACACCTGTAGTATTGATTCGTATATCAACTCACACAAGGGGCACTACCATGACAGACATTAAGCTCTGTATTGATTGCAAACACCTGAAAGACATTAAATGCTTTAGACCAGACGGTATTAGCCTAGTCACGGGCTTACCTAAAGTTGCAGCAACATTCGCTGAATCTGAGCGAGGTTGGGATTACGTTGGTTGCGGCAAACTTGCTAAATACTTTGAGCCAAAGGAGTAAGCCATGAAACAAAACACATGGATACTCAATCAACTCAAACAAGCACCATTAACACCTATGGAAGCATTAGCAGGGTGTGGGTGCTTTCGCCTAGCAGCACGGATTAAAGAGTTACGCCAACAAGGTAACGACATTAAAACCAAAACACTTATCCTGCCAAGCGGCAAGATTGTGGCTCAATACATATTGGAGCAATCAAATGAACAATCAAGATGATTTCGCACCTGAAGTACGCAACTCTGCTTGGTGGTCTGGTGATTCACGCATGGCAGCTAATGGTAAGGCTGTAGAAGCTATTCTCATCAAGCAGGGTAAGCACGAACGTGAAGATATTAGCGATTTAGAGCCAGTACGCATGGGGCACATCATGCAGCCTCTCATTGGTAGATTGGCATCAGACAAACTCGGTATTGAATTGAAGGAAGCAGATTATGCGCTCTCTCACCATAAGGAGGCATGGCTTAAAAGTCATTTCGACTTCATTGCGACAGATGGAGAAACACTTGTTGAAGCGAAAAACTATAACGCACAAGTACGTTCCAAGTTTGACCCAGAGAGTAATCGTGTCCCCCCTGCGGATTATGTACAGTGTTTGCACGAAGCAGTTGTACACAACATCAGCAAAGTCTATTTGGCTGTCTTATTTGGTGGTCAAGAATTCCAAACATTTGAATTTCGCTTTAGTGACCAAGAGAAAGAGGATTTCATTAAGACCCAAAGCAAGTTATGGGCAATGGTGGTTTCAGGAGAAATCCCCACGCCAGAAAGTGTTGAGCAAACCAAACTTGCCTACCCAACCTCATCACCC